GATTTAGAGAGTCTTTGGAAGTTTTTGATGAATCTATCCATTGCAGATTTTTTATCTCCGTAGACACCATTACAATGGATATTAATCTTATTGTAATGAGTTTTAGATAACCCCATCATATCGAATACTTTGCCATGCAATTCTAAATCCGCAATTGCAGCCGCTACTACACTTTCTTTTGGTGAAACTAATACAACAAATGGACCAGGATGTGATGTAATACGGATATCCCAATACTTTGCAAAATCACCTGCTTTCTTTAGCTCACTTTTAATCTCTTTATAATCTTTTAGTTGAGTTAAATCAATATTATCGCCCCACGGAATAAGAGCAGATGATAGACGAAAGAATTTAATTCCATTCATTCTATTCCACTCTAAAATTTTAATAATATCTTTTGCATTAAGTAATGCAAGTTCAGAAATATAATCTAAACCCTTCGATTCGAATGTTTTTTTAACCATAGTTCGGTTAGTAGTAACTTTCTTACCCATTGTCATATTAATACATGCATATCCTAAATTCATAATAATATTTTTAGATTTTATATCCAAATATACTAAAAAAATATTAGAATACCAAATAAATTAATAAGTTTTTATATTTTCAATATCGTTTTTCATTCTATTTAGTTCACGCACTGTGCCTTTTTTTGAATTTAACCAATATTGAACTGCTTTTGGGTTATTAATCCAAAGTTTTTTATTATTCCATGGATAATCGGGATGCATGAATTCTTCCCATATTAAATTAGGTAATTTTTCTTCAATTGGTGAATTTTTTCCACTATCCTCTATATTTTGTGAAATATTTTCCACTATATCTTCTTTTGTATCACCATATACCTCATACAAACCTAATTTTTGGTCATTTTCCATCATTTCAGTCAAAATCTTTTTTCGTTTTTGCTTAGGAGTTTCAATTAAACCATTAAAAGCGATAATAAGTGCTACTGCTAGTGGGTCAAATACAATTACAATCAAAAATATGAAGAATTTTACTACATTTTTCAATTCCATACCAAATGCTTCAGCAACAAAACGGAATCCTCCAACTTCTTTTTCTAAGTCTAAGTTTTTTATCTTAATTTCGTTGATTTTTTCGGTTTCACCGGCATTTTGGGTTTGTAAATCAGAAATTTTATTGTTAATTTTACCAATTTCTTTATCTCTGTTATCAATAGAACGAAGTAAGCGTGAATTTACTTTACCACCATCAATAATTTTACCCTGATTAGTATTAAATTCGGTAATTTGAGTAGAAAGTTGAGTAATTTGAATAGTATTTTGGTCAATTTTAGTTTGATGAACAGCTATTTCTCTATCTACTTGTTGTAATTGTAAAGATTGTGCCTGAAAAGCGTTTGAAAGGTATCCAAAAATACCTGCGGAAGTGATTATCATTAATACGGCAACCGATGTGACTAAATACCATTTATTAAATCCACCAATATCATCCCATTTTTGTTTAAGATATGTTGCTGCAACTAATTTGGCTAATTCTAAAGAGCCAGCCATTACCATAACGGATACAGATGCTCCTGCGAATAGAACGCCTAAACCTGTTACGGAAAAGTATGCTGCGCAACCTGCTATTATAATAGCAGATAATCCTACTAATATTTTTAGCCAATTCATAATTATCTATTTATTCTCGTCAATTCGGAGATACGTTCTACTATCTTCCTCGCATCTTCTAATGTAGTATGAGCTTCAGAAGGTGATAATGATTGTGCACCAGTAATTCCGTTTTGTAAAATCCTTAATTTTCCATCTAAAGATTCTAATAACGTTTGTATTTTTTCGTTGTATATCATACTAATAAGTATTTTAAATATATTTTTTAGTTTCTAAGAATGGGATTAATACATTTTTAGTCCATAATTCAGCACCATATGTGCTTGGGTGAAATCCATCTTTAGAAAAATATCCATATTGTTCATCTAATTGTTTTCTATCAGCATGTGTTACATTTATTGATTCTTCTCTTGGTATATTTAATAAAGTATGTAGATATTCAAACATACCATTTTTTAACATAATATTGGTATCTAATTGATTATATAAATAATTTATTAATTGGTGTTCTTTGTGTTTTTCTATATCCAAATAAGATGAATCCATAAAAAATTGATGAATAAATTTAATATTATGTAACTTACAAAAGTTTTGTAACATTATCATATTTTCAATACTCGTATGTACTTTGCCTACGCCATTAGTCATATCACCATCTAGTAGATAATGTTGTTGTACAAACTCCAATTGAGAATCGCTACCATTTACTGTAAAATACCATCCACCATATTTTGCGCTATTGAACTCGCTACCATTTTTTGTTTGAAATGTTTCAGTATCGCCAATTAATCTATTTTTTAAATCCAAAAATTGACCAGACATTCCACCTTCAAAATTCTTCCAATCTTTTCTCATTTTATTTAAAATATATAAATTATCGATATACCAAGCTTTTCTGTATGAGCCACTCCACATTACTGTTATTAATATATCGGATGGTGATATACCTCTATTCATAGCATCCATAGCAGCAAGCATGGCTTTCTTTTGTATCAATTCCTGCCCTTGACTAAGAAAGCCGGTGTGCTCTATTGTTAATTCGTTATTTTGTTCTTTTAGGTGATTTTCCAAAAAACCAATCCAATTTTCGGTTGGAGTTTGAGAATGACTAAAACTACATCCACCGGTTATTAAATGTTTTATCATATGAATAAATATTTTTCAAATAAAAAAAGGTGGTAAGTATAGACCTACCACCCTATAAAGGTAATGAAAAAATTTGAATTAACCAACTTTAATTACAATAGATTTTGATTTTTTTTCTTCTTTCTTATCCATTGTTAATATAAGTAACCCATTAACAAATTTAGCTTCAGTTTTAGTTCCATCGTAATCTTTACCAACTGAAAAAGATAAATCAATATCTTTCACCAATTGAGAACTTTCTTCACCTTTTTTAGCTTTAATTACAATTTTATCTTCGGTAACTTCCAATTTAATATCTTTTGGATTGTGACCCAAAACACTTAATGTTAGTTCTTGCTTACCATTTTCTAATTCGCCAACAACATAATCGATTGATGATTTTGGATAAGTTGATGTGGTTTTCCAATTTGGTAAATCCGCTTCAAATAGTTTAAATAAATTGTTTAAATCGTGTGTGTACATATGCTTTTTTTTAGTTTAAAAATATACCTTGTATATTACAAATTATATACCAACTAAAAAAGTATGACGATTAGTCATACTTTTTAAATATAATTTGACAAATTGTCATTAGATTTCATTATCTTGTGACTCAATCACTGTACTCATATGGTCAGCCCAATGCATAATATATGGAATTTTGTATTTCATTCTTTTACTTATATCAAACACTTTTAAGTATTTGGCATTATCTTCATCATACAATCCATCAGTAAGTTTCATACCAAAATACTCTGCTTCTGAAACATTGATGTTATATTGTTGCAATAGAAACATTGTTCTATCGGTATGAGTCATATGAGATAACTCTGGATTAGCTGTAAATACTTTACCTTGATTCTTAATGTGCCAATCTGAAGGATTAGCTATGTAATATGGTTTTCCTTTTGTTCCCAATTTACCTAAATCGTGATGTAATGCACAAAATATCAATTCTTCATCAGTAAAGTCAACCTTACCTCCTAATTGAATAAATAGTTCTTTTACTTTTAGCGAATTTTTACAAACATTAAAAATATGGTCTATGTAACCACCTGTGTAGCAATTATGATATCCAACATTTCCACTTGCTGGTGCAATTGCTAAATTAACTCCTAATTCATCTTCTGAATACATGAATAAGAGTTTCTCTAATCTTTCTCCTGTAAAATACTTGTTAATAACGGCGATGAATTTGCCATAATTGTCTTTCAGTTCTTTTTCTGTCTTTTGTTTCATTTTCTTTGATTTAAGTTTTATTATTCTTTTTTTAAGCTTTTCTAGTGCTGTCTATTATAGTACTATTAAAAGATACCTCAAATATACAACAATTTTTTTAAATTTCCAAATTAATAGAGGTCTTTTTTCGTTAAAATTTTATAAAGTATCTCAACTTCCTCTTCTGTGGTTAATTCTGGCATATCTTCATCGAATAAACGCATAGTATATAGGGTAACTCCTTCTTCGGATTCGAACTCGGTAGATTCGGATGACCATAATGCTGGTATAGTATCCAACGATTCTTCTAATTCTTTTTGGGTCACATCCATTAATGGGATTACATAGTAGTAAAAAGACTCACCTAATTCATCATCTTTCAAGTCGATTCTAATGCATGGATTCCATTTTTGGAAGCTGATGTCTGTTATAGGAGTTTCAGGTACAATTATCATAGTAACAAAGATATGAAAAAAATGTGAAAAAATCAAATACTTATAGTATTTTTTTATTTATCATAGAATTTAAAAAATGAGCAAAGTTAAAATGACCATTAAAAGAAAAATGAGTATCATTTACTTCGCCATTCGTTGCATCATATATTGTTTGAAAAGATGCATACAGACCCAAATCTCGTTCCAATGACCATAGATAAACAAATCTAACATCTCTTTCTTTTAATAATATATTTTTAATAAAATTAAATCTTTTAGTATGTCTATCTTTATAAAATTGATGATTTGAAAAATGATATTGAAAATTTATTAATGCTTCTATTTTTTCATCATCTGATTCGTTTGTTTGATTTTTGGCATGTCTAATTTGTGGTTCTTTATCATCCATAGACGTTTTGTTTTTTTCATATCCACTTAGGATGTTATATGTACCATTCTTAAAAGGTACTTCAATCCTTCCGTGTAGTGTCATATTTATAACAGCAACATCGTTTGGTTTAATTTTATCAAAATTATCTATTATAGCATCAAATATATAATCATTAGATGCGCCGTTTTTTCCTAAATTAACAACATCATAATCTAACATTTTGGATAAATGATTTGACCAAATATCATCTCCTTCTTTTTTATAAGGTAAGTATTCTAGCTTAGTATTAGATTTACAATCTACATTACACCCATGCCCAAATGTCATTGAATCACCGAACGCCCATAGAGTATTTCTCATATTAAATTTTTGTTTAGTACAAAATTACTAACCATATTTTTTTCTGCCAAATGGCATAATCCATTTTTATTCATATTTTCAAATGATGGGTTTTCACTAAATAGATAGTTTATATTATCAAAATATAAATTCAAATATTGCTGATTTAAAGTGATGGGTGGTATTCCATTATATTTTTCTGAAAAAAATGTATAGTGTAAATCTACGATATTCAGTACATCCGAATAAGCTTTGTTGATATTAATATAATCACTAGTTGCTACTATGCAAGTATTATTTAATTTATTGAATTTTAATGGAGTATCCGAATATCGTTTGTATATTTCAGTAAAATGCGTTTTTTGTAATTCGTTTAAGGAATGTCTATAACCTAAATTTAATCTATCGATTTCTATTATGTTTTTTAATTTACTAAAATCATTAACTATTAAATCATTATCAAGATGTACAAATGGAAAAGATAACAATGATAATACTTTTAATTTTGGGTATGACCACATTGTTGGTTTCTTATATTTATCATCTACGTTAAATTCAATCCATTCATAACTTAATTTGGTTTCTTTAAAATAATCCTTATCTGAAAATATTACGGGTCTTATATTTTGTGCATTCAAATTCTCAATTGAATATTTTAAATAAATTTCCGTAATTTCCTTTAATCTAATTGGCAAATATGTAAATACCACTTTCATTATATTAAGGATTTTTTAATTACAAACTCACTTTTTAATCCTCCTCCGATTATTAAATCTAATAGTGAGTTTTCATTTTCTATTTTATACATTAATTTATTATGAACTAAATCTGACCATTCTTTACATAGTTTATAATTTTCATCAAAATTTTGTAAAAATTTATCTACAAATTGAGCAAATAATTTACCATTGGTTTTACACTTTTTTGACTCGTTGTAGAATGGGTGAGGTGGAACATCTAACATCCTCTCAATCATTTGTAATGGATATTCGTGTGTTGAAATAAAAGGAATTCCTGCTAATAACAATCCAAATGTTTTTTCCGATAAATATTGTGAGGTAAATTCTCTGTTACTCCAAGACCAACTTTCACATAATATTTGCATTTTAGCTTTAGGTAATACTCTAAAAAATACATCCATATATCCTTGATGATTTGCTATATAGCTTATATCATCAAAATCCGTATCCCCATAAATTGAATTTGTATTTATGTGAAATATTTTTGGCGAATGTTTTTGATATGCTGGATTTTGTAACGCATTTGTATGCTGTAAATATAACCTATTGTTTTTTAATTTACTTAATTCATTTATAATATTAACTCTATTTATTTTATGATTTTTAATACTATACATTAAATCGTAATCAAAATTTAACTTGTCATATACCTGTTTAAATTCGTAGTACCATCTAATGTTCCAATTGTGATTCCATTGAAAAATTGTGTTGGTTAAGGTATAGTAAAAATTTGAGTGTTGTGATTTTATCGATTCATTTAAAAAAATATTATCTGTGATAATATGATGCTTATTTAATTCATTTATAAGTGATTCGATTTCAATCCACTTTTCATCTACATAATCAACATCCTTTGTTTGTAATATTTTTTCAGTTCTTAAATAAGTTATTATCCATTTTTGATTTTCCGGACAATCTTTTAATAATTTAATAAATATTTTTAAAATTTGCTGACTTTCTCTCTCCATATAATCCCTATCGGGTAATATGTGTCCAATTTTTGAATCTTGGTTTCCATAAAAAAATGAGGTGAAATAATCTAAAATATGATAACCATCTTCCTCAAAGCTCATTTCTTGCTTAAAAACGATTTCAATATTAACACCATTGTATTTACACTTTACAACACCTTCGTTATTTTCAATAAAATATTCTCTATTTGTAGTATTATGTGCTAATTTATAAAATATAGATTTTTTATATGGGTGATGTATGTATATTTTCATTAATTATATAAGTTTTTTTTCATAGCCATTTAACCTATCCTTTCTCAACCGGCTCGCATCATTTGGATTATATATATCCTCATAATATGTAATTGGTATTTTGATAACCTCTGATAAATAATTAATTTCTTTGTTCCAATTAAGTATATCAGATGTGCATAAATTTATAATATATTGTGGTGGTGCTTTATAAACATATTCATTATTAGAATTATAACTTTTTTTTGAAAAATAAGTTTGATATGAATGGGATTCTATTAACTCTTTTATATTTCTTCTATTAAGAAGTATAATCTCATCAAACCTACTAATAATCTCTAAATTATTTTGATGATGGCATATTATTGTTTTAACAACCGAATTATCTTCATTATTATAAATAACTCTATTAGTTCCATCAAATGGTTCAAAAAATGGTTTTAGATTTCTTTCATTTGCTAACTTATTCATTAAAGATGTTGAACCTGTTCTTGGTAGAGCTATTATTAAAATTTTCATAAAATAGATTTTTCTTTTTTCATAGGTACGAATTTATTCTCTTCCTCCGATAACCAAATGTTTAAAGCATATCTTTTACCAATGGTTACAGGTAAAACTCCATGAAATATTTTATTTCCTATAAAAGATATACCATCTCCCTTAGAAAGTTCTATAAGCTCCATATTCTTTAAATTTTCAAAATGATAATTATTATTAACCGTATTAGTTATAGCAAATCTTCCATCTTCATAACCATCATTTAGAACTATAACAATTGTTAAAGAACTACTAGAATCTTTGTGTAGATTTAAATACCTTCCTTCATAATATGCTGTTAAACTCACATTTATACTTTTTACTTTTAAAGATTCAAAATCTATCCACAAATTCCAATCTCCAGTTTTATATTTACTTTCTAATATGTTATATACTTTTAATTTTAACTCTTCATCATAGATTCGTCTACAATCCCAATTTTCGTTTGGATTATAATTAAAAGGCACACCTATCTCTAATGCTTTTTTTAAAAAATAAGAACAATCATCATCATTTAAGAAATTATTTACGGTATGATTCATATTATATTAGTTTTTCTTATTTCATAATAATCTAATAAATTATTATTGTTTATGAATTTGAATAACTCGTCTGCAATTAATTTATATCCATTATTACTTGGATGTTTACCCGCAGTAGTACTTATCCAATTATTACCATCCTCCCATACATCTTTTCTATTAGTATCAATTAATAAATTTGCCATTGTTTTATTTTGATAACCCCAATATTTATCACTCTCAATTAAATCAGTTTTATCAACTAACTTATGAATATTTCTATTAATCATTATATCAAACGCATCACAAAAAAGATATCTGATTCCTAATTCTTTAAATATAAATTGAAGATGTAAAATATAGTTTTGATTCACTATATCATAGTAAGTATCATTGAATAAATTACCTATGTAATAATCTCTAAAATTTTTCTCCGCCCTATTATAGTTTATATTATCACCATTAACTCCATCAAAAATATATTTTAAAAGATGTTCTTTACTTTTGTATCGTTTACCCCAAATAAAAAAATCATCTTCGGTGGGGAAAAAAGGTAATGAATCCCTTAAAGATGATGACCACATAATAACAACGAAATCATTTTGAGTGATGATTTCGTTTTTTAATTGATACGATACTGCGTTAAATACTGCATTATTTGAGAATGCAGCAACTCCATTATTTTTAACTTCACATTCAAGTAGTTCTGATAAGTGTTTTGGCCAACAATATTTTTGTCTTATTATTGTTCTTTGTTCCGGATTATCCGTAGTATATTCATCTTCAACATTTCCACCAACCCCTTCAGTCCAACTATCCCCAAATGTAAACAATTTCATAATGCATAATATTAAAGATGTGTTTCTTTAATTTTAGCTACAAGTGCTTGGAATGCAGTTGATATTTTTGTTTTTACATCGGTTGGTAATGGAGCAATGACCGGTTTAATAACTGTCAATGGTCTCTCTACTCTAACTTTTGGTGTCTTTGCCATAATATTTTTTTTATTTTAATTTATATTTTACTTATAGTTTCGGAATTGGATTATTATTACAAACCGGACACCAGCTGGCACATCCATACCATCCGCATGGGGAGTAACCACAAGCGTAGCAGCTATTATGCATTATACTATATATTCCATCTTCTATGTCTACTAAAAATAAATCACCTGGTTCAAAGTCTAATGAGTATATTGTTTTGGATTCAAACACCATTTCTAAGCCAGTGATTTCAATTGTTGTTAATTCATTTGTATTTATATCAGTTACAACTAATTTATCTCCAACATATAAACTATTTACTTTTTCAAATCTAGTTGCGGTTGAATCTTTTTCCTCAACATAATATAAACATCCAGTGGTATCTGTCCAATTTTTACCATCTGCTAGTGTTATTTTTATCATCATCACTTCTACCGATTGTGATACCATAGCCACTAATTCAGACTGTATTTGTGTCAACGTTTCATTTGATTGTTGTAACGTACTATCCCAAGCATATGTTAGTATTTCGCTTGTAAAGTTTGCAGCCTCATTTTCATTTGAATCTACAAAATTTATAGAACGAATATAATCACCTAATTGTATGGTGGTAACGTTTGTTAACGTACCATCGTATTTTAAAATATTTGAATCATCATCAGTATGATAATCAATATCATTACCCTTACCCACTTCCTTTGTAATATATTTATATCTTGTTTTTTGATTTAATTTTTTAGTACCAATAACAAATTCATCCGTAGCAAATAAAACTGGTATTATTGCAGATTGGGTGTAACCACCCATGTTAATGGTATCTAAATTTGAACCAT